CTTTGCGGCTCATTGGTCAGCTTGCAGAAGCCGAAACACCTTCTGCGGCAACGTCTCAGGACGCTCTTGCTGCGCTCAATCAAATGATTGATTCGTGGAACACAGAACGACTGGCTGTCTTTTCTACACAAGACCAAGTTTTTAATTGGCCGCCTAACGTCCTTAGTCGCACACTTGGCCCAACCGGAGATTTTGTTGGCAACCGTCCGATACTTCTGGATGACTCCACATACTTCATCGACACGGCGTCGGGTATCTCTTACGGCATCAAGATTATCAATCAACAGCAATACAACGGTATCGCGGTTAAAACAGTCACTAGCACATACCCGCAAGTGATCTGGGTTAACATGACTTACCCCGACGTTGAGATGTATGTGTACCCCAAGCCTACCAAGGTGCTTGAGTGGCATTTCATTTCTGTTGAAGAGTTAACAAAGCCTGCGTTGCTGTCCACCACCCTTGCTTTCCCACCGGGTTATCTCAGAGCGTTCAAGTACAACCTTGCTTGCGAAATTGCGGCCGAGTTTGGCGTAGAGCCTTCACCGCAAGTGCAACGCATTGCAATGACATCTAAGCGCAATCTGAAGCGCATCAATAACCCTGACGATGTCATGTCTATTCCATACGCGATTGTTGGAACTCGTCAACGGTTTAACATTTTTGCGGGCAACTATTGATGCAAACACCTATTTTAGGCCAAAGCTATGTCGCCCGCAGTGTTAACGCTGCTGACAGCCGCATGGTTAATTTGTTTCCAGAGGCTACGCCTCAAGCAGGCAAAACAGCGGGGTTCTTAAACCGCGCTCCAGGTCTTCGTCTGCTTGAAACTCTTGGTACTGGGCCTATTCGAGGGTTGTGGTCGCCTGACCCTAACGGGCTGTATGCCTACGTTATATCGGGCAATGCGTTTTACCGGATTGACACCAGCTATAACGTAGAGAATTACGGTTATGTGAGCGGCACGGGGCAAGTGTCAATGGCGGATAACGGAACGCAAATATTCATTGCTTCCAACCCTGATGGCTACATTTTCAACATGACAACGTTGATTTTTGCGCCGATCACCGATCCTGACTTCCCCGGCGCTGTTACGGTCGGGTATCTGGACGGGTATTTTGTCTTTAATGAGCCTAACTCACAGCGCGTATGGACAACGGTTCTTCTTGATGGATCGTCTGTAGACCCGCTTGATTTTGCCAGTGCTGAAGGTTCGCCTGACGGCCTTGTCTCGCTTATCATCGACCATCGCGAGGCGTGGCTGTTTGGTACGAACTCGGTCGAAGTTTGGTACAACGAAGGTAATGCAGGCTTTCCGTTGACCCGTATTCAGGGCGCTTACAATGAAATCGGGTGCGTAGCTGCGTACTCGGTCGCCAAACTGGACAACGGTGTGTTCTGGCTTGGCGGCGACGCACGCGGCGAGGGTATCGTCTACCGCACGAACGGATATACAGGCCAACGTATTTCAACGCACGCTATTGAATGGCAAATTCAACAGTATGGCAATATTTCGGACGCTATTGGCTACACATACCAACAAGACGGCCACGCTTTCTACGTTCTGATCTTTCCGTCAGCCGGTAAAACGTGGGTGTATGATGTCGCGACCGACAACTGGCACGAACGGGCTGCGTGGGTAAACGGGGCGTATACCCGTCATCGTTCCAACTGCCAGATGGCGTTTAACCATCAAGTTATTGTTGGTGATTATAATGATGGTCGCGTTTATGCGTTTGACTTGGCAACGTACTCTGATGATGACCAACCACAGCGTTGGCTTCGTTCATGGCGGGCTTTGCCGCAAGGCACAAACACACTCGTTCGTACAGCCCAGCACAGCCTTCAGCTTGATGCTGAAACAGGTGTCGGGCTAAACAGCGGTCAAGGTAACGACCCGCAAGTCATGCTTCGTTGGTCGGACGATGGCGGGCATACATGGTCAAATGAGCATTGGGCGTCAATGGGCGCTATTGGTGCTTATGGCACTCGTACCTTTTGGCGTCGGTTGGGCATGACGGTTAAATTGCGCGACCGAGTGTATGAGGTGTCAGGAACGGATCCTGTAAAGATAGATATCGTCGGTGCGGAGTTATTGATAAGCGGGTCAAATGCCTAACGCAAACCGCATCCCCACCGCGCAAGTCCCGTTAACAGACCCGATTACAGGGTTGGTGTCCCGCGTTTGGTTTCGGTTTTTTGAAAACCTGAACACAATCATAAGTAATGTTTACACGCCGACATTGGTTAACACGACCAACATCGCGTCTAGCACGCCCGCGATTTGTCAGTATTTTCAAATCTACAACGTGCTTACGGTTAGCGGCCAAGTTACAATACAAGCGACAGCTATTGGCGCGTGTAATTTGAAAATGACGCTTCCTGTTGCCAGTAACTTTACATTTTCCGGTCAAGCCGCAGGCACGTTTGCTACCACGACTGCGGGTGGTACAGCGCAGGGCGCTATCTTGGCTGATATTACGAATGATCAACTTGAATTTCGGTTTACGGCTACGAGTACAGCGTCAACGGTCTATTCTTTCACGGCTACTTACCAACTTGTGCAATAGTAAAAATCAATGTAGGGTGCGGCTATGGCAGTCATTCTTTCCCCTCTAGCCGGTGCAGGCTGGCAGTTCTTCGACGACAACGGCGATACGTTGACGGGTGGACTGCTATATACTTACGCCGCAGGGACAACTACACCGCTTGCAACATTTACCGACAGCACTGGCGCTACACCTAACACCAACCCGATTGTGCTTGACTCAGCAGGGCGCGTGTCAGCCCAAGTTTTTTTGACTACGGGTAGCAGCTACAAGTTTGTGTTGCAGACTTCGGCAGGCGTTACAATCTGGACGAAAGACAATATTGACGGGATTCCTGAGTCTAGCATCACATCGCTTCGCATTAACGGCTCAACGTCTGGCTATGTAGACTTAGAAACCGTTCCTATTGCGGGCGCAAACACAATTACGTTCCCTGCGGCTACAGGCACAGTGCTATTAACCCCAAATACGGCGTTTATCGGCACGGCAACTTTTGAGACTATCTCGGCTACTAAAGATATTTCTGGCCGCACTTTTAACGCATCTGGCTCCATCACGGTCGGCAGTTATTTGTATGGCAGCGGCACGGGGCAGTTCAAAATTCCTGAAGGCACGACGGCTCAACGCGCAGGGTCGTTTACCGGCATCGGGTCGATCACAGGTACAACGCTTGCCCTTTCGTCTGTATCTACAGGCGCGGCTTATGTCGGTGCAACGATCACAGGTACGGGCGTAACCGCCGGCACGCGCATTACAGAGTTCTTGACCGGCACAGGCGGCGCAGGAACGTATACGGTCAGCGCGTCTCAGACGGTAGCGTCTACGACAATTACCGATCAGGCTCTTAGCGGCATGATGCGGTACAACTCAACGCTGTCTACCTTTGAAGGGTACAGCGCGGGCAATTGGGGTTCGATTGGCGGCGGGGCTACAGGCGGTGGCTCTGATGCCGTGTTCAACCTGAACGAAAAAATCATTACAACCTCGTACACGATTGCGGCTACCAAGAACGCCAACTCTGTTGGCCCTTTAACCATTAACTCAGGCGCAGTAGTTACAATCTCGTCTGGCTCACGTTGGGTGGTTCTCTGATGTCTCAAATTGTACTCACCACTGACACTCTTGGCACTACGACAGCGGGGGCGCTAGAGTACGCTTCTCCTGTTATTTATGGCACACCAGTAGGTGACCAAAGGGGCGTTATTCCTAACGCTCAATTTTTTCAAGTAAATTCTAGTATTGCAGGATTAAATGCTACCGGAGCGCAAAGTGTGTTTGGCGTTAGTGTTTCCTTATCTGCAAGTACCGTGTACGCATTTGAAGCTGCTTATTACATGAACAAAACCGCAGGAGCTACTTCACATACTGTTGGGTTTAGTTTTGGCGGCACGGCGACAATTAACAGTATATTTTGGAACGCGCTTGGTTTTGACACTACTTCCGCAATTCCAATTAGGGCTACCGGACTTCAATTAGTTGCTTCTAATTCTTTAGCAAACATAGTGTGGTCTGGCGCAATAGCGTCTGCTGCGGCGAACTTTGTTGCAAATGTTAAAGGTACGATTAGCGTCAATGCCGCTGGTACGTTTACGCCTCAGTACACGCTATCTGCTGCGCCGGGGGGCGCATACAGTGCTATGCCAGGGGCTTATTTTCTAATTTACCCAATTGGTACCTCTGGGTCTAACGTCAACGTAGGAACATGGGCATGAGTTCGATTGTTCTAGGTGCAGACACTCTCCTTGGCACAACACCCGCTATCGGCTCTGTCGAGTTTGATGGCAAGGCGTTCTACGCCACGGCGCAAGGCACGCAGCGCGGGGTCATACCCGGCGCTCAGTTCTTTCGGTTAGACGCTAACCTTGCAGGCGCAAACGTCAACACGGTGCAAAGTGTGTTTGGCGTTAGCGTCACGCTGTCCACTTCAACGGTGTACGCTTTTGAAGGAGTTTATTTATTTTCTAAAACTGTAGGGGTGACAAATCACTCTATTGGAACAGGGTTTGGTGGGTCGGCTACGCTTAACAATATTGGTTACAGCTCTCAAGGCGTTTTAAGTTCTGTTAACCCAATTTCAACTAGCAATTTTGGCGATTTTTTAGGGACTACTGCTACAGCAACCGCAGTGACTGGTGTAGTTTCGGGCGCAGCTACTTTATTCAGCATATTAAAATTAAAAGGCACGGTTAGCATTAACGGCGGCGGTACGTTCACGCCTCAGTACATTCTGTCAGCGGCCCCCGGCGGTGCTTATTCAACTGTTGCAGGCAGTTACTTCCTGATCTACCCAATCGGCGCGTCCGGCGCTAACATTTCCGTAGGAGCTTGGGCATGACCATAACACTTGATGGCACAGCAGGCGCTACTATCAGCGGAGATATGTCGTTCAACTCTGGCTACGGCTCCGCAGCGGTGGCATACGGCTGTCGTGCGTGGGTGAACTTCAACGGCACGGGTACAGTTGCTATCCGTGCGAGCGGGAATGTTACGAGCATTACGGATAACGGCAACGGTGACTACACTATAAACCTTACGACTGCGATGCCCGACGTGAGTTATTCATTTGTTGTTAGCGCAAGAAACGACGGTGCTGGTTCAGGTGGGAATTGGAACGCGGTAGTAAAATCAGGAACAACAC